ACGCCATGGCTGCCACGCCGCGAACTGCCATGCCCGGCCCTGCACCCTAAGCCGCGCCTGGCCAAGACGGCCTTGCTGGCCTCGCCTCGCCCGGACACGCCTATCGAGCCACGCCAAGCGACGACTGCCCCGCCAAGCTACCCATGCCCAGCCTTGCCATGCCTTAACTGCCGTGCCTTCCGGGCCCCGCCTCGTCAGGCCCTGCCGGGTCATGCCGGGCCCGGCCTTGCCGTGCCGGGACCGCTTCGCCAAGCAACCCATGCCCAGCCTTGCAAGGCCAGAACAGGCCGAGCCGAGCCAGGACCGCCTAGCCGAACGCGGCCCGGCCGAGCGATCACCGCCGCTCCATGCCCTGACCGCCTAGCCCCTCCGTGCCCAGCCGTGCCCGGCTCAGCCAAGCCGGGCAGCACCATGCCGCGCCGGGACGGCCCAGCCAAGCCCTGCCGAGTCCCGCGATGTCAGGCCCTGCCGCGCCGGGACTGCCTAGCCAAGCCACGCCTTGCCCGGCTATCCAGGCCTCTCCGGCCCAGCCAGGCCACGCCTTGCCTTGCCATCCGGGCCTCGCCTAAACGGCCCTGCACGGCCACGCCTTGCCTTGCAATCCGGGCCGCGCCTGACCCTGGCTGCCTTGCCCTCCGGGCCGGGACGAGCCGTGACCGGCACTGACAAGCCCTGCCTAGCCCTCCCACGCATTGCCCTGCCTGGACTGCTTCGCGGTGCCGTGCCACGCGACGCGCCGCCGGGACGGGCCAAGCCTTGCCTCGGCCGCCACGCCGGGCCAGGCCGATCCTGGCACGGCCAGGCCCAGCCTAGACAGCCGCGCCTGGCCGAGCGACGCCTCACCGTGCCCAGCCGGGGACCCCTCGCGATGCCCCGGCAGCCCTGCCGCGCGATGCCGAGCGATCCGTGCCGCCCAAGCCACGCACTGCCTTGACGGCCTTGCCCTCCGTGCCAGGCCTCGCCTAGCCAGGCCACGTCTGACCAGGCCGCGCGGCGCCACGCGAAAACGGCCGTGCCGAAACACGCTGTGCCGCGTCAAGCCACGCGATGCCTTGCGCCTCCGGCCTTGCCTCGCCAGTCAGCACCGGGCCTTGCCATGCATCTCCGGCCGCCCATGCCGCCTAAGCCACACGGTGCCATGCGTCTCCGGCCTAGCCACCCAGGCCTTGCAGCGCCGGGCCTTGCCATGCATCTCCGGCCGTCCATACCCTGGCTTGCATCTCCTGGCCCAGCCCTGACAGCCTAGCCGGGACGAGCCCCGCAACCCACGCCGCGCCCTGCCTCCCGGCCGAGCCATGCCTCGCCACGCCTCGCCTCCCGACCGAAACCACGCCACGCCATGACGCACCGGCCGCGCCGTGCCTTGCCGTGCCTGGCCCATCCAGGCTATCCGGGCCGGGCCCTGATCTTCCGCAAGTTTATAGCGAATCAGCGTCAGCCGGCAGCTCATCGCCATTCTGCAACCCGGCCTGGCGGCGGACGCCGACCACGCGGGGATCCTTGTAGCCGGCCGGGGCGTCGGCCGTGGTCCACTCGCGGACCTCCTGGACCTCGCCGTTGGGCCTCATCACCGGGGTCTGGTGCTCCTCCCCCTCCAGCGGCCTGCGCTCGCGGGCGCGGGCCAGGTCCCGGGTCCGGGCGGTGCGCCGGAACAGGGCGGCCTCGCTCGGCATGCCCTTGCGTTCCTCATCGGACTCCTCGGGGCGCTGGGACTGGTCGCCGGGGCCCTCGTCCTCCTCGCCCTCGGGCGGGGCAGCGGGCGGCTCGCCCTCGGCCTGCTCTTCCTCCTCCATGTCCTCCGGGCCGGGCGCCAGGGCCAGCAGGGGCCCTCCCGGCGGGGGCTCAGTGCCGAGCCGGGGCAGCGGCATGCCGCCCATGGAGATGCCCGGCGGGATGCCCTCGACCTGGGCGACGGGCGCGAAGTCGGCGGCCAGGTCCTGCGGCACCGGCAGGCCCTGGTCGCGCAGCGCGATGTAGGTCTGCTTGCGGGTGTCCTGCTCGGCCACGGCCTGGGCGACGGCCTCGTCCTGGGACCGGTTGACCTCCTCGTCCAGGTCCAGGTCCAGGTTGCGGGTCCGGGTCCGCTGGGAGATCGGGATGCCGCTGGCGCGCAGCGCCTCGACGAACTGGCGGGTCGCGTCCTCGTCCTTCAGGTTGAGCACCTTGAACCGGCGGTCGGGGACCAGCAGCCGGGGCTGCTCGACGAGGCGCTTCTCGCCGGTCTCCTCGTCGGTCTCCAGCACCTCCTCCATGATCACGTAGCGCTTGCCGCCGTGCTCGTTGTAGTCGTAATGCTCCTGCGCCTCGGCCACCACCATGGCCCGCTGCCGGAAGTGCCGCGCCTGGAACCGCTGGTACTTGGCCATCAGCATGGTGACCAGTTCCTTGTTCAGCGCGTCGGCTGCGTAAGTCTGGCCGCTGTTGTGCACCACGAAGTCATCGGCCAGGAAGTTGTGCGGCTCGCCATCCATCCGCAGGTCGTAAGTAGATTCCTGGCCGCAGGGCGTGATCGAGGACACCTTGTCAATGCCGACCTGCCAGAGCACGTTCCCGGTGTGGTCGTGATAACCGCCGTGGTGCTCGGCGTGCGTGCTGATCACCAGGTTGCCCGGGTCGTTGTTTTGCGTGTCCTCGTTATCGTGGTGGACGTGCAGCGATGAGGGCAGGAAGACCAGCTCCTTGCTGCGCACCGGGTCAGTGCGCAGGATCTCCACGAACTCCTCGTACGGCAGCTCGTTGAGCGCCGCCTCCATGACCAGCCGGTGCTGGTAGACCTTAAACCGCCGCTTGCCCCGGTGCAGCCCGTCGTTGCTCTGATGCGGGTGATACAGCGTGTGCACGACACGATAGCTCTTGTTCCATTCCCGGCCCCGGGCGCTGTGCCCGGTATTCACCCGGAGTTCGTCGCCGGGCTTCAGGTCCCGCAGCTTCACCCACCGGCCGCCGGCGACCTGGAACGGGTGCTCGGCCGAGGCCCTGATGCTGCGCCCGCCCTCGGTCCTGACCTCGAAGACATCCTTGACGCCCGAGCACCAGGCAGCGTCCAGGCGGCCCAGCCGGACCACGCCGCCATCGGCACGTGCCACGAGCGTCGGGATCTCGGGATCCCACCGCCTGCCGGGGAGATAGTCATCCTCCCCGTTGAACCGGGCCACCAGGTCCTTGATCTTCATCTGGAAGCCCTTGCCGGCCCGGCTGACGTGGATCATCACATCACCAGTCAAGCACTGCGCTCCCATCAGGAACGTTCTGCTCAGGCCGAACACCTGCAGGATGGAGTCCTCGATCCGCTCGAAGTCCGGGGTCAGGTCGGGCATGTTCTCGCGGCCGAGCACCGGCAGCATCTCGACGGCGAAGTTGTAGATCAGCGCGCGGAAGTCGCCGGCCAGGGCGGCGTCCAGGGCCAGCTCGAAGTTCTCCAGGTCGTCGTCGGTGGGGATCCACGGCTGGGAGGTGCCCAGGTCGGTGGCGCTGGCGCCGAGCTTGCACAGGATCAGCGGGGTGTACAGCCGGTCGGCGATCGAGTCCAGTGCGGTGTTGAGCATCTCCTTCTGCAGCATCGAGCGCATCGCCCGGGTCAGCAGCGGCACGCCGCGCACGTTGAACGTGTCGCCCCGGAACTTCAGCTGCTTCAGCAGGATGTTGCTGACCGGCATGAAGGTGTTCTCGGCGGTGTAGGCGGTCAGCTCGGGGTACTCGGCGACCAGCCGGTTGTACTCCCAGGCGGGCTGGCGGGTCTGCAGGATCTGCCGGATGGTCCAGGGCAGCCGGATGAAGTACCGGGGCTCCTTCAGGAACGGGCTGCGCTCGACCTTGACGTCATCGGGGTTGAGCAGCTCCTCGTCGTCCCAGATGCCCAGGTCCTCGTTGAAGGTGGCGAACGGCCAGGCCTCGCCGGAGGTCCAGTACTCCCGGCCGATGTCGACGGTGAACTCCTCGTAGTCCAGGTGCTCCTCGGTGAAGAACAGGTCGCCGTAGAAGTCCTCCAGCCGGGGGTCCTTGCACTCCAGGTGGTCGCCCATGGTGGGGAACTTGGAGAAGATGTCGACGCAGCTGCCGATGATCGGGTCGGTCTGGTACAGCAGCCGGCAGAAGGCCCGGACCTTGGCCAGCTCCTCGTTCTGGCTGAAGTCGTAGGGCAGGTTATTCTGGCGCCAGTAGAACAAAGGATCGCGCGGGCGGCCGGTGGCGAACTGGATGTCGCCGAAACCTCCGGAAGCTCCCCCGGCGCCGCCGGCCCCGTAGGCGCCCGTGCGGCGCATCACCGAGCGGTTCTTGCGGGCCTCGGCTACCTCGGGGGTCATCGTCCCGGCCCGGCTGGCGCCGAGCGCCAGCATCCGGCTCATGCCCTCGCTGACCCGGCGGTCACGGTCCAGGGCGGCCTGGGCGGAGAACTGGAACTTCACGAGGCCGCCCGGGAGCCCTTGATGCGGTGCTCGCCCAGCCAGGCCGTGTCGTGCTGGCGGGTGTAGGCGGGATCGAACTTCTCGGGGTAGTCGACCAGCGTGCAGCCGGGCACGTCGTGGTCATGGGCCGGGCACTCGATCGCGTGGCCGTAGGGCCGGTCGGTGGCGTGGTCCATGTAGCCCTGGTACCAGGAGTCGGGCTCGCCGCGCAGGTCCGCTTCCTCCAGCGGGGACCGCCCGGCGATCTCGTGCTCGTAGGCGTTCTCCGAGGCGGAGTAGCCCTCGTCGTACTTGGCGCGGTGGTGCGGGGTGTCGCCGGTCGTCAGGTATCCCTGGCGGACCAGCCGGATGACGGCCGGGGAGAAGCCGGAGTGCAGGATGGCCAGGTGCCGGACGTAGCGGTCCTCGTCCAGCAGGTCGCCGGCTAGGGTCCGGTAGGCGGCTCGGGCGGCGGGGGCGGCGGCGCGGGCGGCCTTCTTCTTCGGGGGGAACGGGGGTGCGCCTTTCTCCTCGTCCTCCTGGTCGCCCTCTTCTTCCGCCGCTTCGCCAGGGGGGCCGCCCTCCTCGCCTTCCGCACCCTCTTCGCCGAACGGCGGGCCCTCCTCGCCCTCAGCGCCGGGCGGGCCCCCGGCGCCAGGCGGCATCCCGCCTTCCCCCATTCCGGGCGGAGGCATCGCGCCCATGTCGGGGCCGGCGTCGGTCGGGGCGCCCATCCCCGGGGCCTGGGGCATTCCTGGAAATGCTGGCTGCACGCGGACGATGAAGGACTGGCCGCAGAAGGCGCAGTCGATGCCGCCGTCTGACCGCCCGGTGATCTGCCCGCTGCCGCAGAACGGGCAATGCGAACAAAGAATCGGATCCCCCGGGTCGTGTCCTAGTTTGACCAGGTTCGCGATACTTACGAACCTTTCGTCCAGCTGCATCGGCCGCGCCTCCTCTTCCCTTCCGAGGCGGCTTGGCAGGTACCTAGGTTCATTGATATCGTCGGCGCATGATCGCTCTCCGCAGAGCCAGCCGCGCCGTGCACGGATTCTGGTGGCATCACGCGACGCTGATCGTGCCGATGATCCGGGTCATGATCCCGGCCCTCTTCGCGGTCATCGCCGTCCTGTTCCGGGTCAGCCCCCTGGCCGCAGCCATCCTGGCCGTGCTGAACACCGTGGTCCTGGCCGTGGGGCTGTGGTTCCAGGCCAAGCGCATCTGGGCGACGAGGAGCTGGCACTCCTGGGGACCCTGACCGGTTTTGCATTATCAAGGTTTATTGATATTCTGGGTGCAGGCACCGACAAGAGGGAGCACCCAATGCCAGGCACCAAAACCCGCAGCCAGAGCACCCGCCAGGACGCGATCTACAACACGATCACCAACCGCATGATCGCCCAGCTCCGGGAAGGCACCGTCCCGTGGCGCAAGAAGTGGAGCGCGGCCGGCGGAGCCGTGGCATGGCCGGTGAACATCAAGAGCAAGAAGCCCTACCGGGGCGTCAACCCGATCGTGCTGGCCACCGAGCCCTTCACGAGCCCGTGGTGGGGCAGCTACAACCAGTGGGCCGAAGCCTGCGGCGCGGTGAAGACCGCTGACGACAGCCGCCGGGGCTGGTACTGGGCGAACCCGGACGGCACCCGGTGGGCCGGGCTGGCCGGCCAGCATGGCACGGCCATCATCTTCTGGAAGCAGATCTACGTCGACACCGACGAGATCAGCCCCAGGACGGGCCGGCCGATCAAGAAGCGCATCCCGATGCTGAACTCCTACGTGGTCTTCAACTACGAGCAGGTGACCGGCGCCCCCGGGCGGTTCGCGCCGACCGAGGCCCCCGGGGCCCCCACCCGCGTCCAGCAGATGCTGCGGGCGCTGGAGATCCACAAGGCCTACATCGAGCGGGCCGGGCTGAACTTCACCGAGCACGGCGACCGGGCCTACTACGACCTGCACAACGGCATCCACGTGCCGCCGCTGGCCGCCTACGCGGCCGAGAGCGAGACCGAGGCCGAGGCCGAGTACTGGAGCACGGTCTTCCACGAGGACACCCACTCCACCGGCCACCCGTCCCGGCTGAACCGGCCCGGCATCGAGCACTTCGACCACTTCGGGTCCGAGCGGTACTCCAAGGAGGAGCTGGCCGCCGAGATGGGCGCGGCGATGCTGATGGCCACGGCGGGCATCGAAACCCCGGCCACGTTCGCCAATTCGGCCGCCTACCTCGCCAACTGGCTGGCCAAGCTGGAGTCCGAGCCGAAGTGGGTCATCCAGGCCGCCGCCCAGGCGCAGCGCGCCGTCGACCACATCCTCGGCGTCAGCTGGGGCGAGGACCCCGGGGAGGAGGACTGATGAGCACCAAGCGCAAGGTGAACCCGGTCTCCACGCTGCGCCGCACCGAGCTGATCGGCCCGGAGCTGCGCGCCCGGGTGCAGGCCTGCCGGAGGTGCGCGCCTGACAAGGCCCAGCCGGAGTTCACCAGGCTCTGCCCCGATCACCTGATCGAGGACGTCTTCGCCCGGCTCTGATTTGCGATATCAAGGTTTATTGATATCATGGACTTACGACACCGACGAGAAGGAGCACCGATGGACCAGACCGAGCAGCGCGACTCCCGCGAGGAGCGCTACAACCGCGAGTTCTGCGACGCATGCGGCACCAGCCCGTGCCAGTGGGACGGGAAGCCGGACAGCTTCCACGCCGACGAGCCCGTCACCGCTATCAGCGCCATATTCAGCCTGCCGACCAGGCCCAGGGACTACCGGGGCACCGACATGGAGGTGATCTACGCGATCGCCGACATCATCGAGCAGCAGGTGCTGGAGTCCAAGCCGGCCGGCGTGTGGTGGAACTTCAGCTCGATCGCGAACCGCGCCGCGCTGAAGTCTTACAGCGACACCGACATCGGCCGGACGCTCCGCTGGATGACCGAAGAGCGGTACATCATCACCAACGGCCGTGGCGGCTGCTGGGTCAACTACGGAAGGAAGCGCTGATGGAAACCGCGACCGAACTCACCGAGACGCAGCGCCAGCTGGCCCGGCGCGCCGAGCGCATGTACGGCCTCGCCGTCCAGGCCGTCAAGAAGAACTGGAACGGCACGGCCCCGCGCCTGGGCAAGGAACTGCACCGCGCGCTGATCGCCGAGGAGCTGATGCGGCTGATCGCCGCCCAGGACGCGTCCCTGCCCGCCGACATCATCCGCAGGCTGGTCGACAAGACGTGGGAGATCCTCAACGCCGACCCCGCCTTCCTGAGCTGAACGGAGCACTGACATGGATTTCGAGACAGGGGACCTGGTGCGGTTCTGCCAGGGCGACGAGGCCCGCACCATGCTGACCGGCCGCGTGACCCGGGAGCCCTGGGGCAGCCGGAAGCAGAACATCTCCATCCGCACCACCGGGCAGCCAGGGCATGCCGCCGGCGCGATGTACGTCCGCCTGGCCGGCGATGTCGAGCTGATCGAGAGCGCGGAAAGCAGCCGGGCCCGCGCGAAGCGCCCGCAGTCATGAGCACGCCGAGGCGCCCGGCCGGGAACCAGGGCCAGCGGCCGTGGATCCCGATGAAGCCGGCCACCCTGGTCCTCCCGCCGGCGCTGGCCGCCAGGGCGGCCACGGACCCGGCCGTCGCCGCCCTGGTCGAGAGCGGCGCCGAGATATGGCGCAACGACCGGTACATCTGCACGGTCAGGCGAAACCCGGAGGGGCACGTCTTCCTGCTGTCGATCCGGCGGGCCGACCACAAGCCGGCCTGGGACTGGCGGCACCTGCAGATCATCAAGAACGAGATCGCCGGGGAGGACGTCGAGGGATTCCAGATCCACCCGGCCCGGGACCGCACGGTGGACACCGCGAACCAGTACTGGATCTGGTGCCTGCCGCCCGGCGTGCGGATCCCGGCCGGGTTCAGCGAGCGCAGCGTCGGCGAGGACGACCCGGAGTTCCCGGACTCGGTGCAGCGGCCGTTCGCGCCGGGAGAGGACCTCTGATGCGCAGGCCCTGGCGACTGCCCCGGCCCCGGCCGCTGGCCCCGGCCGGAGCCGGGCCGGGGCAGTGCGCGTTCTGCGAGCCGCCATCGCCGGAGGAGCGCAGGCGGCAGGACATCCGGGCCGGCCTGATGTTCGTGTGCACGGACCCCGCCAGCCAGGTCGTCATGGTGGCGGTCCCCGGCGGCGCGGTGCGGATCACGGTCTGCGCCAGGCACGAGCAGGTGCTGCGGGCCGGGCTGCCGGGGGCGAAGGAGGAGCCGGGCTGACCGCCCGGTTTTGCAATACCAAGATTTATTGATATTATTGGGTTATACGCCCGCGCACCGAGGAGATCATATGAGCACCGAGACCAAGACCTTTGACGAGGAGTTCCTGACCGATCTGGCCGCCCACCCGCACACGTTCGACGACCTGCTGGCCGACCGCTACCGCGCCTGGGAGCAGGCCGGGCGGCAGCACGAGGGCGCCGGGGACCGCATCCACTCCGTGGCAGAAGACCGCCGGGAGGGACGCCAGCGCCTGTGGCGCCGCACGATGGGCGAGGTCATGCAGACCGCCCGGATCATGGCTGCGGCCGGCGAGTCCCGCCACGGCATCGACCCGGCGCAGGCGCTGGCCTACTACGAGACCACCGGCAGTGAGGTGGCCGCCGCGCTGCTGGCCGTCACCCAGATGGAGGACATCTACCGCCGCCCCGGCAACCGGTGGCAGCGGTTCTTCCCGTGCGGGAACCGGGACGGGCACATCCACGCGAGCTACCGCGACTGCCCGACCGTCCGCTGGAGCACCCCGATGGCCTGGCGCCCGGACCTGTCCGGCCTGACCGTCGATGAGGCGGTGGAGAAGCTGGGCCCGGCGCTGTGCAGCGTCTGCTTCCCGGCCGCCCCGGTCGAGCAGCGGTCCATGACCCTCGGCCAGGTCGCCGACGAGCGGACCCGCGCCGAGCGCGAGGCCGCCAGGGCCGCCCGCCAGGCCGTCAAGGACGCCAAGCAGCTGCGCATGATCGAGCAGTTCCGCGACACCTCGGGCTGGGTCACCACCGTGGCCGGCGCGCTGAAGGTCCTGCGCGATGAGGTCGAGTACCGCGACTACTACGGGCGCGGCGAGCACCCGAGCCACGCCGAGACCCTCGCGGCTTCCGTGCGGGCCAGGGCCGTCCTGCTGGCCCGCGAGGCCGAGCACCCGGGCTGGGGCGCGGACCAGGCCGCGATCGGCCGGACCATCGCCAGCGCCGTCAAGAAGAACATCAGGGACGGGGCCCGGCTGGACCCCGCGACCGGAGCCAGCCTGGCTCCCGCGAAGGAGAACTGACATGACCACCACCGGCAACCCCCGGACGACGGACCCGGACGCACTGCCCCTGACATCCGAGGCTCAGGCAGCTGCGCTCACCCGCATCCTGGAGGGCGTCCGGCAGTCGCCGACCGCCTGCCTGCCCACCGGGGACGACACCTACATCCTCGGCGTCATCCTCGCGCACTACGTGGATTACCTGGGCAGCGACATCATGGCCGTCGCCCAGACCGCGCTGGAGTGCGCGGGCCTGTACGGCACCGCCAGGCGGGTCGAGACCATCCGGTGTGAGCTGGAGGCGGGGCAGACGTCATGAGCGAGCCCCGGGACAGGCTATCCGAGAGCAGCGGTCCCAGAAACTCCAGCCCTGTGCGGGTGGTCCACCTGCGCCGGGCCGAGATCGACGACCCGGCCGTGCGCAAGCACTGGCAGGACCAGGGCTACGCCACGCTTCCCCCGGTGGAGGGCCACGACCCGCACCAGCGGTGCCCGGTCTGCTCCACCGACAAGCCGAAACCGGACTGCCCGTACTGCGGCCAGGGGCCGTGCTGGCTCAGCAAACTCTTCCGGGCGCAGAAAGGCTGAGCCCGATGACCGGCAAGGCCACCCGGCCCTATGCGGGCCCGGCCTACCCGCCCTGGTGGACGGTGAGCGAGAGCTACGTCCACCAGGGCAAGACGGTCGTCAGGGGCCAGCAGCTGGCCATCGAGGGCAGGCGCGGGGCGTTCACGTTCGTCAACCACACCGTGGCGCCGCCCAGGCCGGGCAGCGGCAGGCGCACGACCCGGGAGTGGATCACGGTGATCGACGACGCCGGTTACCACTCGTTCCGGCCCGAGCAGGTCCGGCGCGTCTTCCCGCCGCCGAGGCCGCAGCGCAAGCGCAGCCCAGGCTGATTTGCATTATCAAGATTTATTGATATTCTTGGTGCAGGCACCAACGAGATGAGGCACCGAGATGACCGCCACCGCCACCCGCGAGGACCGCTGGGACCGCCTGTTCGCGGACCTGGCCGCCGAAGGCATTACCTGCCGCCTGGACCGCCGTCCCTACCAGCAGGTCAGCTACGGCCAGCTGGAGCAGGGCGTCACCTCCAGCATCTTCATCCCGCACCTGGACGGCGGCTCAGTCGAGATCAGCGACAAGCACGGCCGGGGCGGCAAGTGGTACGGCTGGACCGTCTCCCGCGTCGGCGCCGACAGCATCACCACCGGCCGCCCCACCTGGGGCACCACCAAGCGCGGCGATGTCGTCGCCGCCGTCAAGAACGCACTAGCGCACTAAGGAGATCACGACAATGACTAACGACGAGTTCGACAACCGGCGGACTGACCGGGAGATGCTGGCCCGCTACGGGCGCCCGCTGACGGGCCCGCAGGCACTGGAGCCGCACCTGGCCAAGTTCCTGCGGATGAGCGAGGCGGCGCCCGGCCTGGGCGTGGACCTGGCCGAGGAGCCGCTGTGCCGGTGGTGCTGGCGCCCGGTATTCCTGGAGCTGACCGGCGATGACGCCCGGTGGAACCTGCGGTACGAGGAGTACGAGAACACCGAGAACTGCGACGCGCGCAGCGACGGCGCGAACGTGAGCAGCCTGCCGCACGAGCCGTGCGGGGCCCTGTTCGCGAACATCACCACGCTGATCACGAACGCCGCCCGGATCGCCCTGGACCCGCTGGCGGGCGAGGAAGCCAACCAGCACCGCCTGGTCGTGATGGCCCAGCTGATCGCCCTGACCGCCGGCGTGCCCGAGAAGAACGTGCCCTGGGTGCTGACCGCGATCATCCGCAAGGCCGGCGAGGCCAGCGAGAAGTTCCGGCAGGCCGCCTGGCAGGCCGGCGCGAGCGACTGGCCGGTGAAGCCGTGAGCACCGCCGATCCCGGCGCCGTCTGGCAGCTGCTGCAGGAAGCGCTGCACGCCCATGCCGAGCAGCTGCGCCGTGAGGCGGGCAGCCGCCGCAACCAAGGCGCACCCCTGGCCCCGTACCGGGAGAGGCTGCGCAACGAGCGCAAGCTGGCCCTGCAGGTCGAGGAGATGATCAACGGCACCGACCCGGCCGTGCTGACGGCGTTCCTGATCATCAGCCAGGCCCGGCCCGCCGGGTACCCGGGCGGACTAGAGCTGTGGGCGGTCGGCGACACGGCCGACGCCGACCGCCGGGCCCGGCTGTGGCAGCGCGCCGACAATCCCTACCACCGGTTCTCCGGCGGCGAGCACGAGAAGATGTGCCGCATCTGCACCGGGCCCGCCGACGCCATCCAGCACCAGCCGTTCGCCGTCCAGGAGATCAAGTCGTGAGCGACCTGAACGCGCCGCCCGGCTGCGAGATCAAGATCATCGAGCACGATGAGCACGGGCGGCCCGTCGAGGGCGCCGAGCCCCTGATCGGGATCGTGGTGGCCGCCGATGATCCCGTCTTCGACGCGATGTTCATCCGGGTGCGCATCCTCGACGGCCAGGCCGTCTTCTGGCGCGCCGCCGGCTGGCTGCGGGCGGGACCGGATCGCGTGAGCAGGCGCTGGCGCCTGGAGCGCCCGGGGGAACAGAAAAGGAAGCCAGAGGAGCATCATCATGAATAACGAGCTGCTGGACCGGGTGCGGAAACTCCTGAGCAAGGCCGAGGACGAGGGGTGCACGCCGCACGAGGCAGAGGCGCTGACCGCCAAGGCCGCCGAGCTGATGGCCCGCTACGGCATCGACCGGGCGCTGCTCGGGGCGCTGCGGCCGGAGAGCGACAAGCCCGGCGACCGCGTTTTCGACCTGGACAACCCGTGGGCCGGGGTCAAGGCGCACCTGCTGGCCGGCCTGGCGTCCGCGCTGCGCTGCCAGTGCATCCTGCTGAGCCGGCGCGAGCCGGGCAGCCGGGTGCACGTGTTCGGCTACCTGTCCGACCTGGAGCGCACCGACATCCTGTTCACGTCGCTGCTGGTGCAGATGCACCGGGCGCTGGCCCTGGAGCCGGTCCCGGCCGTGGGCGGCCGGGCGAAGGCGTGGCGGCGGTCATGGATGCTCGGCTACGCCTCGGCGGTCGTCGCCCGGGTCCGGGCCGCCGAGGCGGCAGCCGCCAGGACGGCGCCGTCCGGGCCCGATGGCGGGCCGTCGACCGCGCTGGTGCTCGCCGACCGCGCGCTGACCGTCCGCCGCCACGCCGAGCAGGCCTACCCCAACACCCGGCGGGCCCGGGTCACCTACTCAGGCAACGGCTACGTCAATGGCTACCTCGAAGGGCAGAAGGCCGACATCGGCAGCGCGAAGGTGAAGGCCCGTTCCGCTGGCGCGCTGACATGACAATGACCAGGCAGTTCTACACACTGGAGCAGGCCCGGCGGGCCGCCCAGGTGGTCAGCTCGCTGGCCGGGACAATCGGCATCCCGCCCGAGCACTGGGCCGGCCAGTGCCACAAGGTCTCGATCGGGCTGCTGAGGACCGGCGCCTTCGGGCCCGGCCGGGTGGCACGCGGCATGGCCGAGGGTATCAGCAGCCAGCACAGCTGGATCGTGCTCGGCTGGGACGTGTACGACCCGGAGGCAGTGCTCGTCGACCCGACCCGGGTCGCCACCTTGCGCGCCCGGGGCGCGGACGGTGCCGGGGCGATGCCGCTCATCACGGTCGACTACGCCTGGAAGCTGAGCCACCGCCCGCACGGGAAGGGCTCAATCTGGGCCTACGGGCGGCCCGATGACCCCACGAGCGAGGTCATCGGGCTGACGCCCTCCTTCGAGCTGTCAGAGCAGGCCAGGCGCTTCCTGGAGATCCTGGGGCCGCTGGACCGCCGGGGCTGGATGCAGCTGGCCAGCGGGCCCATGCAGGAGTGGCCGGCCGGGGAGATCCTGGCCGCCATCGCCGACACGCCCGCGCTCGGAAGGACAATTCCCCCGATCGATCACCTGGGCATGCTCACCTCGCGGAACCCTGGCGGGCTGTACCTGAACCCGGATGACAGGGAGGACTGGCCGTGAGCTGCGCCGCCCACGGGGTGCACGCCGTGCGGGACGCCAGGATGAGGGCCTGGCGGTGCACGGAGTGCGGGCACCGCTGCAGCAGGCACGGCGAGCGGGTCAGGGCGACCCGGTACATGGCCCCGTGGAAGTGGCCGCGCGAGCTGGCGGGCCGGCGCCGGGCCCGGCGGGCCGGGAAGAGCCGGGACCTGCTACGGTGATCCGGGCGTTGCCAGGAACGCGCCTTCATGCTCAATCTTTATTGGTACACTGGCAAGCTCTGACTACCAACGGACCTAGGGGGGTGGAGGCGCTTGCTGCCTTCACATGAGAGAACGCGCAGGTTCGCCTTCGAGGAAGACACGACGCCGACCATCACGATGCCCGCGATCACCCAGGACGCGATGCCGACCCAGCCGCTGCCGGCCATCGTCATCGGCAAGCTGCGGGAGCTGGGGCACCGGCACAGGCCCCCTGACGCCGGGCCCCCGAGAGTGCTGGCGCTGCTGCCCGCGCACAACGAGGGCCTCACGATCGGGGACACCATCAGGGCGCTGCAGGGCCAGACCCGGCCGCCGGACTGGATCTACGTCTTCGCCGACAACTGCACCGACGAGGACGAGGAGCACCCGCTCGGCGTCACCGCCGAGACGGCGTTCGCCCTGGGCGCGTCGGTGGCCAGCACGGTCGGCAACAGCGACCGCAAGGCCGGGAACCTGAACCGGGCACTGGCGCTGCTGCTGCCCGGCCTGCGCGACGATGACATCGTGACGGGCTTCGACGCCGACTCGGTGCCCGGGGAGGACTTCATCGAGAACGCGCTGAAGTGGCTGGGGAAGGGCTACGGCGCGGTCGGCGCCACGTTCCACGGCCGTCCCGGCGGGCGGATGCTCGGGCTGCTGCAGCGGGCGGAGTTCGCCCGGTTCGCCCGGCACCAGCACCGCAAGCTGCACTGCGACGTGCTGTCGGGCACCGGCTGGGCGCTGCCCGCCGGCACGCTGCGGGCGGTGGCCGCGTCCCGGCCGCAGGGCACCGTCTACGACGTCGCGCACATCACCGAGGACTTCGAGCTGACCCTGGCCGTGCGGCGGATGGGCATCGCGGCGGTCGCCCCGGCGGACTGCTCGGTCACCACCGACGTCATGGAGAACTGGAGGGACTGGGGGACCCAGCGGCTGCGCTGGCAGCACGGCACGCTGTTCGCGCTGCGCCAGTACGGCTGGTCGAAAGACACCCGGGAGATGATCATCCGGCAGATCCTCATCTACGTGGTGATGATCGCCAGCCCGCTGACGGCCGTCTACCTGGCCTGGTCGTTCTACCTGTTCGGCTGGCAGGGCATCAACCCGCTGAACTCGCCCATCTACGCGATCGGCATCACCATCGTGGTGCTGGAACAGGCCTGGCAGGCCCGCCGGGCCGGGTCGCCGGCCATCCTGGCCACGCTGATGATCGGGCCGGACCTGCTGTACTCGGCGGCCCGGCAGGTCATCTACTCCCGGGCGCTGTGGCGGCTGGTCCGGAACCGGCAATCCAGCTGGGGCGCCGGGACGTCGGTCAAGTAGCGCTCCGCCAGCCCCGTCATCCTGGCTCAGGGTAGAGTAAGGAATATTGATATGCACGTTGTCCTGGCGGTCATAAGCCATGCCCATGTGCCGCTGCTGTACACGTGGCTGGGCCGCACGGTCGCGGTCTTCACCGTGACCATGGCGGTCCTGGCCCTGGTCCGGCTCCGGCCCGCACGAAGGAGAGAGAAGACTCATGACGTCAAACCTGACGTTCCTGCCGGGAGCGACAGCGGCATCGGTGATCAGCGGGGCCAGCAACGGCACGCTGGGCATCTATGACGGCAGCCAGCCCGCCGGGCCCGGCACCGCGCTGAGCGGCCAGGTGCTGCTCGCCTCGGTGAAGCTCCCGGCGATGACCGGCACCACCTCAGGCGGCATCATCTCCGCGTCGACCGGGGCCCTGAGCGCGGTCAGGGCAGCCGCGCCCGGGACCGCCGCCTGGTTCCGGGTCACCGGCCCGTCCGGGGCCGCCGTCTGCGACGGCTCGGCCGGCGCCCCGGGCAGCGACTGCGTACTGGCCCCGACCGCAGCGATCCAGGCGGGAGTGAACGTGACGGTTTCCGACCTGACCATCTCCGGCGCGGCTCCCCAGGACGTCACCGCCACCGTCACCATCGCGGTGCCGGCCGCCGCGACCACGCCGCCGCAGCCGTCCGTGCCGTCCGGGTCAGGCGGCTCCGAGCCCGCGTTCAGCGGGCCCTCGCTGAGCTGGATGGGCCACACCTGGGAGATCCAGACCTGGGGCACCGGCTCGGGCTGGCCCGCCCAGGCGAACGCGTTCGTCGACTCCGATGGCTACCTGAACCTGAAGATCACCCAGTCCGGCGGGGCCACGCTCGGCGCCGAGGTCGACTCGGTGCGCGGCGACCTGGGCATCAGCGGGAACAGCTCGACCTGGGGCTACGGCCGCTACCGGTGGGTGCTCGGCACCGACATGGCCGCCATCGACCCGACCATCGTGCTCGGCCTGTTCACCTTCTGGGCCTACGGCTCGGCGAGCACCACGCCGGCCAACCAGTACGGCAAGGGCGGCCCGCACGGCCAGAAGGAAATCGACATCGAGGTCTCGGACTGGTCGCCGGAGGGCGTCCAGACGCCGGGCACATTCTGGATGCTCGGCTACTACCAGGACACCAGCGCGACCGTGACCTCGGGCGTGCCCGCCACCTACGGCCAGCAGTGCCACACCCTGCTGGACGGGTCGCAGCAGCCGGTCCCGGCCGGGCACCCGGTCTCGACGGTCGAGTTCAACTGGTGGCCGGACCACATCACCTGGAATATCTGGTACTCCGACATCACCGGCCTGGCTGCCGCGCCGCCGCCGGACTACACGCTGACCATGACCCAGGGCGAGCAGTACAACTGGACCGAGACCTATGGCGGCAACCCGTACGCGGGCACGGTGTCCATCCCGCCCACGGGCGGCCAGCAGGTGATCATGAACCTGTGGACCCAGGGCCAGAACAATCCGGGCATCCCGGCGACGACCGTGATCCTGCGCTCGTTCAGCTACACGCCGAGCGGCTGAGCGGCATTCCGAACCGGTGGCGGATCCAGGAGATCGAGACGCACTGCCCGGTGCACTGCCCCGGCTGCAGCGAGTGTCCTGACTGGAGGCCCGTAATGCCCCCTGCGCGGCCCGGAGACGGCCGCTGCGGGCCTGACGGCCGGGACCCGGTGTGATGGGGTCCCGGCCGTATCAAGGTTCATGGAGACGCTTGCCGCGTCCTAGGGCGCGCAGGGCCCGCCGTCCGCGTAGCACACCCGGCAATCACCGCCCACGTGCTGCGCCAGCGGGTGGCCGCACGAGCGGCACTTGCCGTCCCCGTTGGAGCCCACCCGGCGGCCAGGCGCTCACAGCGCGGCCAGCTCGGCGACGTCGGCCAGCCCGCCGGCCGCCTCGCCCGCGCCCGCCGCCGCTCCCCCGCCGCCGCCGCCGGGCATCATGCTCTGCAGCCCCTTCCACTCCAGGTGATGCTGGAGCATGCCGCCGCCGCCGTCCCCGGATCCGCCGCTCCCGCTGCCGGCGGATCCGGATGAGCCTGCCCACGGCTCGTCGCTCATCACCGAGGAGGCCAGGTCGGCCCGGCGCAGGTAGCCGCCTACCACGCGGCGGGCCACCCGGCGGCACTCGGACGCGGGCAGCTGCGGGTTGGACGCGGCCACCGAGGCGGCGATCGCCTCGACCTGGCGGCGCACCGGGTCACGGCGCGCGGCCGTGACATCCTGGTCGGGCGTCAGGTCATAGCCCTGGGCACCCGCCCCGGACTGTGCCCCGGGCATCCCCGCACCGCCCCGGGCCGGGCCGGTGCCCATCTGGACGGGAGTCATGGCGGTGCCGCCTCCCAGGCCGCCGCCGCCGCCGCTGATGGTCGGCGCGGGCCCCGACATCGCGGGGCCGGTCATGGTCGCGAGCCCCTGGGCGGTGCGGCACATGCACTTGGCGGCCGGGTGCCTGCAGGCCTTGCACCTGGCCTTCCTGGTGAGCCTGCTGCCGCACCGGCACAGGCTCGCGGTCGCCTGCTGCTGCGGCGCGGCCATGGCGGGCTCGGGCACGCCGGTCACCGCCAGGTCAGGGCCGCCGGGCGGGCCCTGGGGGATCTCGGAGTAGCCGTGGCTGAAGTCCGGGCCCTCGTCGTGCCCGTAGCCCTGCGCGGGCCCCGAGCCGAAGCTCTGGCCGGCCTGCAGCACCGGGGCCACCGGGTCGACGCCCTCTTCGAGCGCCTCCTTCAGCAGCGCGTAGCGGCGCCGCGCGGTGTCCTCCAGCTCCCCCGGCGGCAGGCCGCAGGCGCCGGCGATCCGCTCCAGGCGGTCGCCGGCGAAGGCCAGCCGGTGCTCGAACTCCCGTTCAGAGACCGACTGGAACAAGAACGGCCAGATCGGCACCATCGCCCCCTCGGCCTGGGCCAGCGCAGCCTCACGCGCCTCCAGGTCGTGATCAGCTGACGCCTCGAACCACAGATCGGACACGGCTACCTCCTCGGCCTACTTCTTCCGGGGGGTGAGTCCTGCCTTGCCGCGAGATGCCGAGCCGAGCCCCGCCGAGAAATGCCCAGCCCTGCCCAGCGCCGGCAGCCTCGCCCCGCCTCGCCTAGCCAAGCAACGCCGGGCCACGCGACGCATCTCCTGCCAGGCAATGCCCCGCCGCGCGACGCGGTGCCCAGCCATGACTAGCCGCCCGGCGTTGCCACGACGGCCACGCCGCGTCTCGCTGCGCCCCGCATCACCATGCCAGTCCAGGCCATACCCGGACTGCCGGGCCGCGCCTTGCCTCACCAAGCCACGCCAGGCCAGGCCCATCACCGCCTCGCCTGCCGCCCAGGCCCCGCCTCGCCATGCGTATTCTGCCAGTGCCGGCCGCCCGTGCCTCGCCTGGCCATGCCGGTCCTTGACCGGCGATGCCTTGCCTCACGATCCTGCCCGGCCACGCCGGGCCTTGACCTGCCGTGCCTCGCCATGACTGCGCTGCCTTGCCGTACCGGGACGAGCGCCCCGGGCCCAGCCATGACGAGCCCCGCCTTGACAGCCTGGCCCCGCCGCGCCTGGCCGATCCGTGCCGCGCACGGCCTCGCCCTGACAGCCTGGCCCCGTCACGCCTGGCCGATCCGTGCCACGCACTGCCCGCGCCTAGCCTTGACAGCCTGGCTTGGCCCCGCATGCCTCTCCTGGCCGCGCTGCCCGTGCCTAGCCCGGACAGCCGAACCGGGCGATCCCGCGCGTGGCCCTGCAGCACAGAGCCTAGACGGCCGAACCACGCCATGCCCTAACAGCCCCGTCGTGCTCGCCAGGACTGCCAAGCCGCCCGCGCCATAACGTGCCGGGCCTAGCCAGGAAGAGCCCCTCCCTGCCGCGACTGCCGCCCAAGCCTCGCCGCGCTGGCCACGCCGGGGAAAGCCCGGCCATGACTGCCGAGCCGAGCCATGACACTCCGCGTAGCGCTGCGCCATGACTGCCTAGCCATCGGCGCCAAGCCCTGGCTGGCCATGCGCATCCTGCCAGCCGCACCATGCCTTGCCGCACTGTCCATGCCTCGACTGGCCCGGCCAGGCCAAGGCTGCCATGCGACACCCCTCCGGCTGTGCCCCGCCCAGCGACGCCTTGCCGGTCCTTCCAAGCCACGCGGCACCGGCCCCGCTATGCCGCCACGGCGAAGATGATCGTGCCCCGGATGCTCATTGCGGGTCAGCTCCCAGCTGCAGGCAGTCAGGGCAAATCCAGTGCCGCAGCACCGTCCCGTCCGGCCGTTCCTCGTCACGGAAATACTGCTTGTCCGGGTGCGCGCAGGGCTTGCGCTGCCCGTTGCCGCTCATCGCGGCACCGGTCCTGCGCGGCCGTGAGCGCGATGCCAAGCGATGCCCTCGCAGCGACGCCAGGACAAGCCTGGCCCAGGCTGCCTAACCACGCCTTCCCAGGGCCCGCCGCGCCTAGCCCCGGCTGCCTTGCGATGCCATGACAGTCCGCGCGCCGCCACGACAGGACGAGCCGGGACGGCCTTGCCGCCCGTGCCGAGCGATCGGCGCCGAGCCTTGCCAAAACCGCCAGGCGGTGCCGTGCCCTGCGCGACCGGGCCATGCCGGGCCGGGTCATGCCGGGCCAAGCCGCTCCGGCCATGCGCTGTAATGCCGAGCCATGCGGCGCGACTCCGGGCAACGACGGGCCAAGCCACGGCAGCCCTGCGCTGCCGCGCGCCGCCCAGCCCAGCCGGGCCTCCGGAGCCAAGCTGTGCCATTGCAAGCCGGGACCAGGGCTGAGCCGGTGCTCTGCCCTGGTCCCGGGGTATCTGCACGGTCAGGACCGTCAGCTCTTTTCGAGAGTGATAGTGAAGGCCCTGCCGTCGCCGGAGGTGGCCAGCAGCTTGCCGAGCTTCACCCCGCCCGCGCGCAGCTGCACCCTGGTGTACGGCGCCGGGATCACGGCGCCGCCGGCGTCGGTGATCACGGTGTGCCTGAAGCTCGCCAGCACGGTGCTGGCCGGCGGCTGGGTGAACGAGGGCACGATGCCGTAGACATCCTGGGCGAAGATGGCCCCCGCCGAGGCGCTGGTGAACACCTGGCCGGCGTCCAGGAACGTCCCGGTGAACGGCGCCTGGGTGTCATCGGTCAGGTTGACGGCCGACCAGACCACGTTGCCCGAGGAGTCGTAGCTCAGCTCCAGCAGCACGTTGTCGCCCGCGCGGAACGTGGTGACAGCCGGGTTGCTGGCGTCGTCGAAGCCGACCGTCAGCAGCGGGTAGTCGTTGATCTCGTTGACGACTTGGGCCTGGTAGGCGCCGCCGGACAGCGGGCCCAGCGACAGCACGACCGATCCCTGCGAGCCGGTCAGCTGTACCGCGTAGGAGGTCTGCCCGTTCGGGCCCGGGGACGAGGGCAGGGTCAGGACCTCGGACTGGACCGAGCCGCAGCCGGCCGGGCCGCAGCCCGTGGTAATGCCGGCCTGGGTACCGCTGTAGGCGGGCGCCGGGGCGGCGGAGGCCGCGCCCGCCGAGAGGGCGATCGCGACGGCGGAGAGCGGCGCCGCGATGGCGCTGATCCTGGTCAGTTTGCGCATGAAATACTCCCTTTGATGGTGGTGAGAATGAGACCGGGGCGGGCAAGGGGACCTCGCCCGCCCCGGGGTGATGCACGGGCCCGTCAGGTCCCGGTCGCGCCGTCGCCGGCCTCGTCCATGTCCCGGGCGACCATCGCCCGGAACTCGGCGAACTGCCTGTACCGGCGGTGCAGGTTGCGCCAGTCGATCTCCATCGACCGGAGCAGCTGCGCCGACATGACATCGCTGCGCTCGATCTCCCCCAGCGGCACGTAGCTCCGGCCCGAGAGCGAGTCCGGGTCCGGCACCGAGTGGAACACCCGCATCTTGCGCACCTCGCCGCGCTTGTCGACGTAGGTGAGCTTCACGATCCGGATGAGCTGCCGGGCCTGCTGGACCCGGTACTTCTCGGCGCCCTTCTCGTCATCCCACTCGAAGTGCTGGTGCAGCGCGTGCAGCGGGTCCCGGGCGGCATCCACGACGGCCTGCGCGGTGAGTACGCCGTCGTTGGCCTCCCGGATCTCCAGGAGCAGCGCCTGGATGTCAGGTCCCGGGGCGGGCATCTCAGCCTGCCGTCACGAGCGCCGGCCTGACCACCTTGATCTCGCCGTCCTGCACCTCGTAGGTGCCGAACTCGCCGTTGCGCTCCGGCCGCCACTCGCCGACCCCCACGCCCATGCCGCCGGCCTGGATCAGGCTGACCAGGGACTGGCGGTCGAGCAGGTTGACGGTGTACCGGACCTCCAGCAGGGCCGACCACTCGTAGAAGCAGCCCCGGTAGCGCAGGTCGGCGGGGTGGTTGACCCCGGCCAGCCGCACATAGTCCTCGCGCATCTCGGGCTCGCCGTCGATGACGACCATCTTGGAGGACTCGCCGTCCACCTGGATGCCCTCGAAGAACATGAACTGGCGCAGCTCGGTCATCTTGACCTGCTTGCCGTAGAAGCGCCCGGCGCCGATGGTCGCCATCTTGAAGGCCATGGCGGGCAGGCCCCAGCGCAGGTTGGGGTTGAGCACCCCGTCGACCAGCGTCTCGGTCGGGCCGTCCGGGTCGATGACGCCGGCCCGGTACAGGGAGGCGCCGAACTCGGCGTTCGGGTCCCGCTTCTGCGGCGGGTTCTTGACGCCCTGCTGGGCGTCGAGCATCTGCTTCTTGGCCTTCTCGCTGAACCGGCTGACGATCAGCGGCGCGGTGCCGACGATCGGGATGATCAGCGTCTCGGTCTTGACCGGCTGGATGACCAGCCGGGGCGCGTCGGTCGCAGAGGCTGCCGATGTGGTGGGCGTGCCGCTGCGGCGACCGCGAGCGGGAGCCTTGGTTGCGATGCCGGCACCGTCCCCGGTGTCCGGCGTAACCTGAGTTTCAGGCATGGTTCTTTCCCTCCTCGTGGGATTGAATCGTGTCGCCGCCCCCGGCCCTATCCGGGGGCGGCTTCGTGCAGGAGACTATACTGGCACCGCGCACATTGTCAAAAAACCTTGATACGGGTGTTCGGAAATATCAATAAACCTTGATATTTTACCCCCTGCTGCCCTCCCTAGGAAGCTTGATATATCCTTGGGCCTCCGGGCGGGGGCGCCCCGAAGGAGGAACGATGTGCTGCTGGACTCACGGGAACACGCGCTACCCGGGCGCGATGTCATCCAGGGACGTAGATGACCGCTGCCGGTGCCCGTGCGGCGGCACGAGCAACCCGTGCCAGCGCCGCGCCACTCAGGAGGACATCCGCTGCGACATATGCGGCGGCCGGGTCTATGCTCCCGAGCCGGCCCAGCTGAACAGCCTGGAGCTGCGAGCCCCGCAACCTGGCGTCCGCGAGTTCTGGCCCGAGCCGGATCCGCCCTTCACCTTCGATGCCGGCGACATCGTGCAGCTCACCGAGCCCGGCCCGGACATCACCCTGCCCGGCTGGCCGCCAGCGACGCCTGGACCCGGCGCCTGAACGCCATCGCCTGCTGGTAGCGCTGCGGGTCGCCCTGGTAGGCGTCGGTGTTCTCGTACCCCGGCCCGCCCGCCGTGTTCGGCGCGGCCGGGGCCAGGTCCGCGTTCTCCGGGTGCCGCCCGCTGAACGTCTGGGTCATCGGCCCGGAGCGCTGCGGCGGCTCCTGCGGCCGGCCGAGCACGTCATCGGGCGCCACCGGGCCCGAGCCCTGCGGCTGCGCGCCCTGGTACGGGGACGGGCCCCCGGAGCGGGCCGGGTCCTCCCCGCCGCCCATCGGGGGCGGGGTGCCGACGCCGTTCAGGGGCGTCGAGCCCATAGGATCCGGGCTGGTGCCGGGCCCGTCCGTGATCAGGTCGACCGAGGTGCCCGCCGTCCTCTGCTGGCCTTCCCGGTTGCAGCGCTGGCGGGCGTCCGGGCGGACATCATTATGCTTCGGGCAGGCGTTCGCATAATTCGGGCAGCTAGCCTGCCCGCAGTGCCCGCCCCAGGCCTCCTCGTGCCCGCAGTCCGCCTCTCCGCCTGCCCATACGGCCTGCCTGCGCACCGGATAGCATCCCGAGCCAGAAACCCTGTATCTCCCGCGATCAGTCAGCGCGAGCTTACGGGTGAAGCTGACATGCGCGTCCAGCCGGGCGCCGAGCACCGGGTGCCTGCGGGACAGCCGGCGGTGCTCGCGGGCCCAGGCCTCCTGGATGCCGGGCCGGTCGCTGATGGCCGCGTACAGCCCCGCCTCGAAGGCGGCACTGCCCTGGGCGACCAGGCGGGCGCCGGGCTGCCAGCGGGCCGCGAACTTGTAGCCCTTGCGGAAGTCCGGGTCGCGGATCGCCTGCCGGGTCAGGAACGCGACCGAGACCGGCCGCAGGCCGGCGGCCCGCCGGTCGTGCGCATGCGAGTCGCCGCCGCCGTAGTCGTATTCCTTGTCCAGCCGGTCCAGGTAGGCGTCGACCGTGGACTCCGGGATGCCCTTGACCTGGTGCGCCCGGGTGTGCGCGTTCTTCAGGTCCTGCAGTGAGTTGACCGGCAGCTTGTCGTCCGGGCCCAGCGAGTGCTTAGCATGCTCGCGCTCGGACTCGGTGAAATCGTGACCCTGGCGGCGCAGCGATGAGTACCGGCCGTAGTCGGTGCGCCAGCCCTCATACGCGTCATCGTCACGGTTGCCGCTGCCCTCGTACGCGTCCTCCCAGTCAGCGCGCCGGCCCGGCGGCGGCATGGAATAGCCGGGACTCGCCGGGTCCGGGACATGGCCGATCTGCCGGGCATGCATGCCGGGCCCGGCGCCCTCCTCGCCCGGGTTGTGCAGGTGCCGGCAGCCCACGGCGCTGCAGGGCTCCGTCCGGTGCGCCGGGTGCGGGCAGCCGTAGCACTGGGCCGCCCGGCGCTGGAGGCTGGCCTTGGACACCTGGAAGGCGGTCTGGGCCGCCTGCTCATTCATGGCCTGACCGGAGTCGCCGCCCATGGAGCGCGGCACGTCCTGCACCCCGGTGTCCGGCGGGCGGCCGGAGTAGCCGACCGCGTAGCCCTTGACGTACGGGCTGACCAGGGCGCTGTTGTCGGCGAAGGTCGGGTGCTCGCCGGCCCGCGCGTCCTCCTGGCCGTCCCGCACGCCCTGGTCGTAGTCGCCGCCCTGCTCGCTGGAGGACCATGGCTCCGGGCTGGTCGCCGCGCTGTTGAACGGCGCGTGCAGGTCATCGGTGCTCTGGTGCGGCCTGGTCATGAAGTCAGCCTGGCGGCGCACGCCCTCCTTCTGCTGCCTGCCGTGCACCGGGCAGGACTCATCGCACGGGCGGCCGGGCTCGTGAGTGCAGTCGCAGCGGGGATCGAGATGGCTGCCGAAGCCGTCCGCCTGGCGCCGCATGCCCTCGGCCTGGATGTCGGTGCCTGACCGGCCGGCCTTCACCTGGCTGTACACGCCGAGATAGTGCTTGTGCAGGTCAGGGCGCCCGGTCCAGGCCTCGTAGTCCTCGGCGCTGATCGGGTCGCGGCCGAGCACGGCGTCCATCGAGCCCCGGGTGTTGTTCCAGCCGCGCATGTACTGGCCGTGCGCCTTGGTGCTGAACGGGTAGCTGTCCTTGTGACGGGGCCGCTTGCCGTCCATGGCGTCCATCTGGCCGAACATCCGCACCGCCGCCGACGAGGGCGTCATCGAGCGGCGGGCCGCCTCCTTGCCCTGGCCGTCCTCCTGGCCCTGGCCGCCGAAGGCGGGCAGCAGCGGGAACATCACGGCCGTGTTGAGCTGGTCGCCCTGCGGGTCCGGGCTGTCGTGGGAGTCCACGAACTCCTGGACCTGCGGCAGCGAGCTGGCGGCCAGCCGCTGCAGCTCGGCGCTGGCGGCGGCCAGGTCCGAGGCGGTCAGCCGGATCCGGGCGCTCTCCTTGGACTTGCCCTTGTCCTCGACCTTGTGCTTGATGTACCCGCAGTAGGCATCGGGCGAATCTTTATCCGAATTTGCCCTTACGCAAGACGCGAAGTCTTCATAGCCGGCGAACGGGGCGCCCTTGGCCAGGGAGGAGGTCTTCTCTCCCGTCCCGTACGGCTGCCCCGGCAGGTCATAGGGCTCGTCCCTGCCCTGCCAGTGCTTGCAGTACGTACTGCCGCACTGCGGGCAGATGCGCAGCGGCACGGAATCGCCATCCGCAGCCGCCTCAGCGGCCAGGAGAAAATCCAGGCGGCTCGCGCCCTCGACGGGCAGCTGGCCCTTGCCCTTGCCCTTCTTCTTCTTGCCCCTGGCCTTCTGGCTGTCCTGCAGGCAGGCCGTGCACAGCCCGCCGTTCTTGCCGGCCTTGCCGCCGCAGCCGGGGCAGCTGCTGCCGCCGGCCAGCACCGGGCGGACCCGGGCCAGGTAGCCGTGCAGCCAGGCGATCTCGTCCTCGGTGCGGGCCTGCACCCGGAACCCGGCCATCAGCGCGCTGTGATGGGCGGCCAGCCGCGCCCTGTCCCCGGCCGTCCGGCGCAGCACGGCATCGCCCTCGGCCATGCCGCCTGACTCGAACCGGGCCCGGCGGGCGAAGTCCTCGGCGTTCATCAGGTAGCCGACCGCGACCGAGGCGGTGTGCTCCTGGCCGCGATGGCAGGGCTCCTCGGGCCAGTGCAGCGAGCCGCACTTCTCGTGGTACGGCGTGGCGAACGTGTCGACGTCCTGGTCCGGGCCGATATGCCAGCGGAATCCCTCGTAGTCCGGCCGGGTATAGGCGGCCACCGACATCGAGCCCTGGCGCTGCTGCATGCCCTCGTCGTTGTCCTCCATGCCCATCGCCGGGTTCTGGGCTGACGGGGCGGAGGGAGTCGCGCCCGGCGGCGCGGCGGGGATCTGGCCGGGCGGGCCGAGCGGCACCTCGGCATAGGAGTCGGCGGTGTCCATCGACGTGGTGTGCGTGTCGGGCCGCTCCGGGCCCGAGCCGAAGCCGGAGCCGCCGGCGTTCTGGCTCTCCAGCTCCTGGATGCCCGGCGCCTGGCCGCTGCTGATCTGGGACTGCCGGTTCGGCGACTCGACGCCGGCATTCAGCGGGTTCTGCTCGGGCGCGAAGTTGTCAAACGGCTCAGGCGGCAGCGGGGTCTGCGCTGGCTGGTTGTCGCCGTCCACCGTCTGCTGGATCTGCGGCAATCCGGACGCCCCCTGCCGGGTCAGGTAGCCGAAGTAGGTCATGAACTCGCGGCGGGCGGCTAGGGCGTGGTCGCCGTAGGCGCTGGCGGCGGTGTAGGCGCGGCCCAGGGCCTGCTCGGCGAACTCCTCCGGGTCGGCGGCCACCTCGGGCGAGACCGACCGGTACCACCGGGATGCCTCGGCGATCATCGCGGTGCGGTAGTCGCTGGGCGGCTCGTACTCGCCCAGCCAGTCGGTCGCGGCGGTGTGCCGCTCATACAGCGGCACCGGCTCCAGCGTCGCCCGGACGGCGGTCGCGGACAGGTCGGTCTCCCGGGACCGCGCGATCGCAGCGGTCCTGGCCTGGTCGTGATCGTCGAGGGCGGCGACGGCGGCGGCCAGCTCGCGGCCCGTCCGGGCGCCCTGCACCGCTCGCAGCAGCTCCTCGCGCTCAGCCATGACAGGTCCTCTCCCGGAAGCAGCATGTCCTGTTCCTTCCGGGGCCTAGCCGCCCATCAGCTGCAGGGCCCGGAGCACCCGGCAGCCCTCGCAGTCGCAGGCGATCCCCGCGTGGCAGCGCGGGCAGTAGTCATACTCGCCGACGTGCTTCGAGCGCTCGTGCCTGGTGGGCCCGCCGCAGTCAGGGCACTCGGTTATCCGGTCCCGGTGCTGGTGCTCGCCGGCGGCCACTCCAGTCCCCGGTCCCTGATCCCGTACAGGTTAGCTCCTGGCCCGTGCTCGGGATAAAACGGCCGCTGGTCCCCGATCGCGAATGCCTCACACATCTCGTGGACCTCCACCTCGCGGATGCAGTCCAGCAGCCAGCGGTGCATCGGCATATGCGAGTACTCCAGCAGGTCCACCGGCACGGCGACCTGGCGGCAGACCACGACCTCCCTGGACCAGTCCCCGCTGTCGTGCGTGCGCACCGTGATGACCAGCATCACCGGCCAGGATGGCGGCGGCCAGATCATCCCGCCCCCGGCCGTGCTGCCGGCCAGGGCAGATTCCGGCTCGATGCACGCGGCGCTGCCGGTCGGCCCGTACTTCAGCCGGAACGACCAGCCGGGCTTGTAGCGCAGCGCGGCGACCATGGCCGGGAAGCTGGTGATGCGATCATTCTCCATAAACCTAGAGTAGACCGCGAGAAGCCCCGGGGCCACCGGGGCTTCTCCTGGGTGCTATTCATCTAGCTCACCTGCTTCCCCGCTGGGAGCGCGGCGCATTGTGGATATTGCGCTTGCGTCCCGGGGTGCGCTCGGGGTTCCGCTGGGTGCGCGCCGGGTTGTTCTTCGTCCGGCGGTGCTGAGCGGCGTACCGGGCACACTTGGCACGGTTCCTGTTGTGCTTGCGGTTCTTCTTGCCCTGCTTGTGGGGCATGGGGTGTCGTCACCCCCTCTCCTGGCTAGCTCCTTAGGAGTCAGTCAGGAGATGACGCAGAACACGCAATCCTTTCCTCCTTGTATTCGATCCCTGGAACAGGCCTCAGGGCCTCTCCCGGGGGAGAGGCCCTGAGGGGGCGGGCGGGAATGGCTTCCCGGCATCTGCTGGCTCAGAGTTGCCTTTACAGCAGAACCATGCAGCGGCGCTACCCGCGACATCCCCAGGCCGGCTGCCTGGCTGTTGTCTCCGCTCGTGCCACCCCCGGAGGGCCACCGTTGGCCGCCCGTCCGGGCAAAGCACCACGAAGGCGATGTCCTGCACGTACCTTAGGGCCCGGCCTGAGCAGTAGCCCTTATTCAGTCACCGCCACGGCCGTGGGTCCACAGCCGCTTAGCTATAAACCTTAGTCTCCTGCGGCCTGTGCCGCAAACGGTTTACCGGACGCGGCCGAGATGAGCGCCCGCAGCTGCTCGTGCGAGACCGGCGGGGTCCGGCCGACGTCCAGGGCATCCAGGAACAGGCCGGCCACCTGGGCCACGGACAGGCCGGCCTCGACCCGGGCATAGCTCCAGCCGGGGATCCGGGCATACCAGCGCACGCCGCGCTGGCCCCTGTCCGGGCGGCGGACGGGCTCGGTGCCGGCGCGCTCGCAGGCGAGCAGGGCCAGGGCCCGCAGCGCCGGCTTGGCGATCGCCACCCGGCCGCCGGCGTCCAGCGCGGCCTGGGCGGCGGCCACCGGATCGGCCGGCGCGCCGTCAGAGCGGCGGGCGCACTGCGGGTGCCTGCCGTACAGGACCTGGGCGCCGACCGCGACCTCCTGCCCGCATCCGGGGCAGATCGCACCGGGCTCCCAGTTCTGGCTGAGCAAGCTGCCCTCCTCATTACTTCCGGGGGCCCGGTAAATCAGTTTCGCGCTATCAAGGTTTATTGATATTCTGGGAGCATGAACAAGGCAGACAGGATCCGCGCGGCAGCACCCGGCCTCAGCGACGAGGAGATCACCCGCCTGGCCCGGGGCACCGTAGCCGAGGTCGACGGCCTTGTCCGCGCGCTGCGGCAGGCCCGGCGCGACGCGCTGAAGCACGCGGCCGACCAGCGGCGGCAGCGCAGGCGCGATAATGCCAGGTATGGCAACTACGACGAAAACCAGCTGACGGAGCGCAACGTGCGCGTCCTTGCCAAGCAGGGCGAGCGGGCCCGGGACGGCAACCTGGACGCGCTGGCCGCGCTCGGCGCGATGACCCGGCACGTGGATGCCCTGACCGAGCTGGCCGTCGAGGGCTGCCGCGCTCGGCGCGATGACCCGGCACGTGGATGCCCTCACCGAGCTGGCCGTCGAGGGCTGCCGCGCCCGGGGCTACTCCGACCCGGTGATAGCCGACGCCCTGGGCATCACCCGGCAGGCCGTGGGCCAGCGCTTCGGCCGGAAGAAGAGCGCCCGCCCGGCGTAAAGCCCCGTTTACGGCTTCATGTCCGGGAGATGACGCCGGGCCCGGTCGGTCGGCGGCTGCTTGTCGGGCACCAGGTCCGGCCGGGCCCGGCGCACCTCGTCGCCGATGTGCTGCAGCATCGCGCTCATCCGCTCCTGCGGGGTCGGCACCGAGCCGGGCTCGGGCAGGGCGACGCCATGCCGCTCCAGCATGATCAGGGCCAGCTCGCGCCGCCTGTGCAGCAGCACCGTGTTCAGGAAGTCGGTGAACACCTGGCAGGTCATGTCGTCGGCCGCGCCGGCCATCAGCCCGATGACATGCAGGATCTTCTCGATGTCCGTGATGACGGCGCGGGCGCCCTCAGGCCACTTGACGACCGGGATCCACTCGACCTCGGGCTCCTCCTCAGCCGGCTCCGGCTCTTCGGTCACGTGCCCGTCACCAGCTTCATGCCGTCGCTGATCCGGCGCAGCACCGCCAGGTCCTCGCGCATCAGGTCCTCGATGCCCGAGCTGCGCAGGGCGGCAGCCGGGTGGAAAGTCGGCAGCCACCAGGTCTCGAAGGGCCTGGGCGGCCCGGTGAAGCCGGCCCGCTGAAGCCTGCCGTGGATGTCGCTGATCCGGCCGGCGGACGGGCTGACCGCATGCCCGGCGGTCGCGCCGCAGCTGATGACCAGTCCCGGCCTGACGGCGATGATCTCCTGGGCCAGCCGCCGGCGCGAGGCGGCGATCTCGAACTGCTCGGGGGTGCGGTTGCCCGGCGGCCGGTACGGGACCGTGTTGGTGACGTAGCACCAGCGGCGCTGCACGCCGGCCTCAGCCAGCAGCTGGAACAGCAGCTGCCCGGAACGGCCCACGAACGGCCGGCCCAGCCTGACCTCCTCGGCGCCGGGCGCCTCGCCGACCACCGCGAACGGGGCGTTCAGCGGGCCGTGGCCGGGTACCAGCGGGGACTGGGCGGCCAGCGGGGCCAGCACGGTCAGCCCGGCGTACTCCTCGTAGGCGGCGGCGATCCGCTCCTCACGGGTCATCATCATCGCTGGTGCCGGCCGCGCTGCGGCGGCGGGGCGGCCTCCTCCCAGCCCTTCTTGATGACCTCGTGGGCGGCCTCCCGGAACGCGTCCTGCTCGCCCGGGTACAGCTCGGGCCAGGGCGGCAGCCGGATGCGCCGGAACTGCCCGCCGAGAACCGCCGCCCAGGTCTCATAGAGGATCCGGCCGGCCTCCCTCGGCTTCTCCGGCGGCTGCGGCCTCTTCTGCGGCATGCTCACGTGTCAGGTCCTTGAACGGGTCGTCGAACGCGGTGACCTTCTCCCAGCCGGGGTTGGCGGCCTCCCAGGCGTTACGCTTCTTCACGCTGTCCGGGACGGACAGCGAGGCGTGCGGGCCCGGGTGCCACTCGCGGACCTCGCACGGGTAGTCCTGGTGCGGGCCCGCTACCGGCTCACGGCAGGTCCGCTGGGGATACTGCGCCTTCTTCATCTTGCTCGCTATCGTGCCAGGGACACAAACACCCATCGCCGGCGCTCTCGCCGTTGCACCTGACGTGCTCGGCGCGGCGCTGCTCCTCGGACAGCCCCGGGGACCGGTGCGGCAGGTGCATGAGGCACCGGGCGGTCAGGTACATCTCGGCCGCGTCGCGGCGGGCCTCTTCCTGCCTGTCTGCCAGGATCAGGGCGCGCAGCGCCTGGCGGTCGGTCAGCGACATGCGGGCCCGCATCTTCGGGCGCCCGGCTTGCAGGGCCATGTCAAGAAACCTTAGCAGCCTGGTCCGAACCGCTGGCGTCCCAGGCAGCCGTGCGGCCCTGGGTGCGGAAGTCCTTGACCAGCACCGGCACCGGCTTGTCGTACCCGGCCTCGTTCAGCGCAAAGACCCGGTGATGGCCGTTCCACAGCCAGGACTGGTCATCGTCATGGCACAAGGTGATCGGGAAGCTGGGCGGGTAGCTGTGCGTATCGCCGCTCATCCCGCCGTGCTCGGAAGGCCGGTAGCCGCGCTGGCGGATGCCCTCGGCCAGCTCGCTGATGTGCCTGCGCCCGCCCGGGTCCTGCATGCGCCAGGCCTCCCGCTGGGCATACTGCATCAGGTCGCGCGGGTGGATGCGCTGCACGTACTGGCGGTACCTGATGTCGGCGGCCTCGTGCTCAGTCCTGGGGGTGATCACGGCCTCCTTCGGCGGGTAGCCGGTCCACTTGTTGCCCCGCCCCTTGTAGTGCAGTTTCAGCCGCTCGGGCGGGATGTCCTCCGCAGAGAAGTGCGAGCCGCCGACATCACGGAACTCGTACTGGTTGCCCGGATCGTCCGGGTGGACGCGCATGCCCCTAGCGTCGACCTCCCAGATGTCCTGATCCGTGTTGTGCTCATCAGGACGCGGGCTCATGTAGACACCGGGCTCGGTGACGCCATAGCCCTGCTCGAACTCGACGCGCAGCCCGGTGTCCCTGATGCTGTGCCGGTGACTCGGGCTGGTGGCGTGATAGAGCCGGTCGAACTCCTGGTGCCTGTTCCTCGGCCATCCGCACGTGCCGCAGATCTTCTGCTCAGGCGGAATCGGCTTGTGGAAGTCGACGGCCGCTGTCCTCGGGCCGCGCGACCGGCGCACCGCATCCCAGGACCGGGCGAAGCCGGGATGCAGGTCGCCGTTCTTGCGCAGCTCGTCGATCTCATCGGCGGTATGCCAGCCGACACCCGCCGTCTCGTGCTGGGTCTCGCCGCGCCCGCCGGGCATGAAGTGCTCCCCGGCGTCGGCGACCACGGTGTGATAGGCCCAGTCGCCGCAGTCGGTCGACTTGACGACATGATGGGTCCTGACGTGCTTCGGGATCGAGCCCATCTCCTCGCGCGCCTCGCGCCAGGCACCCTGCTCGGGACTCTCGTCCCGGCCGATCGCGCCGCCGGGGACCGACCAGGTGTCGGGCTCGTTGACGTACGGGCTCCGCTTCTGCAGCAGGTACCGCTGCCGGCCGTCCTCGCCCCGGTGCCGGATCAGCAGGCCGGCCGCGCCGTACGCGCCCCAGTGCTCATGGCCCTGCTGGCAGGTGACGAACCGGTCGCCGCTCGATGAGGCCCGGCGCGGGTACCCGGCAGCAGCCTCATGGTGCCCGGCCCGCTCCAGGACGGTGCCCTGGTGCTCGGCGTGGCCGAAATAGCGGATCTCCGCCGGGACATGGGAGATGCCCAGCGCGACGGCCGCGTCCCGGCGGTGGTTGCCCTCAGACAGCTTCGGCTCCTCGCCGTGGTTCACGGTGATGAAGACGGGCTCCCGGATGCCGTTACGGGCGATGTCCTCCTTGAACTCCGGCCACTCGTCCGCGTCGTCCATGTTGCGGTGCTCGCCCGGCACCTCGCCCCGCACGCCGGGCATCCGGGCGATCACCGACGTCGGGATCATCCCGTACTCGTTGCGGGTGATGTGGAAATTGTTGCCGGTTGTGCCCTTGTAGTCCTCGGCTCTCAGGGCGGCGGTCCTGCGGGCCACCGTGTGCTCGTCGCGGGGGTAGGCGCCGCCGTGGAAACGGTGGTAGGCCAGCACCCGGTCGCGCATCGCGTCGTCCTCGTCGCCGTCGCTGACGTCCTCCCAGGTGCGCTCGTGCGGCTCGGGCTCGGCCCGCCACGGGGAGATGTGCTCGACATGAGTGGTCTGGATGTCCTCGGGCTGGGCGATCGCCGAGATGCTGTACGGGCTGCCGTGCGGCCAGTTCTCGCGCTTGGTGATGTACTTCATGGCCGCCTCGCCGCCGCGTCCGGCGTCGGTCTCGTACGGGCCCTCCAGGCCATTGCCGTAGGTGATGCCGCGATGGCCCTGGCCGCGCAGGTCAGCGGTGAAGCCCTTCAGGATCTCGGGCATGTGCGGGTGCCATTGCAGCAGGGACTGCGCCTGGTTGCCCAGGCGGCGCAGCTCGCGGTGGTCATCCGGGGCGCGGGAGAAGTCCCGGCGCGTGCCCTCGCTGTCGGAGTAGTTCCAGGCCATGCTGGCGTTCAGCTTGTCGTTGTGCCAGGCCGGGTAGTGCCTGGAGCCCCAGTCGGCCATGGCGATGTTGAGATGGTGCTCGCTCTCGAAGTGCGCCGGATTGCTGAAGTTCAGCCGGGCATGGACGATGGCGCCCGGCGTACTGCTGACCGATCCGGCGAACTTGTGCGCCACCTCGTGCAGCGGGCTGAAGTGCACGCCGAGCAGCTGATTGGGCTGGGCCCAGCCGCCGGCCATCTTGCGCTCATCCGGCGGCTTGGCCAGCTCATCCTGGCCGTGGCTGCGGCGCTCGCCGAACTCCGGGACACCCCTGGTGCCATGGAACCATGTGTGACGCCACTCCGGCCGCCCGCCGAACCGAGACGACCCGTGGTAGGCGTTCGGGAAACCCTCGCCCGGCGGTCCCTCGTAAGCGCCGAAGTGCTCCAGCAGCCCGGCCGTCTTCGGGGCGTCCAGGCGCTCCAGGTGCGCGGCCGAGGGGACGGCCGCCGAGATCGAGCCCTCGTCCTCGCCGACATTGCGGTAGAAGTAGCCGCGCTTCGCGTTGCCCCGGGTGATCTGGCCGCGCAGCCGCGAGTTCGCGTAGTCGTCCTCAACGGGGATTGCCGGGTGGTTGATCATGGGCCCGGTGATCCGCACCGGGAAGACGTTCGGCCGGGCGTCCAGCGGCACCAGGTGGGCGTGGCCGGAGGCGTCCGGCGTGTAGGTGGCCCGGCCGCTCGGGTAGCGGGCGTTCTCCAGGTCGCGCTCGGTGCCAGTGCGCTGGTACGGGCTCAGCAGCGTCTTGCCGTACTCGCGGGTGCCATCCCACCGGCCCTCCAGCGGGCGGCCGATCCGGGCGTTCAGCGCCTGGTGCGCAGCCTCCTCGGTGCCGACGTGGATGCCGTTGACCGCCCCGTGCTGCCAGTGCCGCTCGTCCGGCGTGCCGTGGTAGAAGGTCCAGTCCGGCGAGGGGGTGAAGTGCGCTACCAGGTCAGGCATGGGCGGGCTCCACGTCAGCGGTGGTCAACCCCTGGGCCAGGGCGTGCGGGTGACCGTCGTCCGGGCCGTAGATGACGGCCTTGAGCTTGCCGACCAGGGCGCCGCTGGCCTGGTCCAGGGCCTTCTCCAGGACGTTGCCGGTGCCCTGCCAGCCCAGCCCGCCGGGGGTGAAGGACTGCGCCCGGCCCTCGTGAATGTAGCGCCAGATCCGCTCCGCCTCCTGCCGCCGGAACGGCTCGGGCAGCCGCAGGATGGCGCGCACCTCGGCGATCAGCGCGCGGGCCTGCTGCATCAGCGCCGGGCCCTGCGGGAAGTCCTGCGCCGACCACTGCGGCAGGTCCGGCGGCCTGACCGTCCACTTGTCGTCCGACAGGTTGTAGGCGGCGTACGGATTGACCTGCCGGATGTCGGCGGCGTGGATGGCGTAGCCGGTCAGGTCGTAGCTGCCGTCCGGGTCGAACGGCGGGTGCCAGCCGTCGATGTTGAACCGCTCGCGGAGCACCGTGTTGAGCCGGTGCTCGATCTCCTCGTCGGCCAGCTGCGCCAGGGCCGGCGCGACCAGCCGGACATGGCTGTGCGACAGGCCGACCAGCACGTCCAGGTCGCCGTTGCCCTCCAGCTGCGGGCTGGTCCACTTCGAGACCTGCGAGCCGGCCAGCCAGGGGGTGACGACCGCATGCCAGTCCGGGCCGATGACGTTGCCCAGCACGGCGCCCAGGCGGGACATGATCGCGTCGCGGACGGCCGGGCGCAGCTGCTCATCCGCGCCGAACAGCCGGTGGTCCAGGCCGTAGGTGGGACCGAAAATGCGCTCACCCGGGACCCACGCGCCGTACCGCAGCTCCATCTGGCCGGGGCCGGGCACCCGGCGCTGCTGGTGCTCGCCCTCCTCGCCGGACATGCAGTCCTCGTAGGCGCCATGCTGCTGGGTGACCTGGATCCGGCCGGGGTCGAAGACGATCGCGGACTTGTCCGCCTGGCCGCCGTGCTTGCTCCGCTCGTATTCGTTGCCGTAGATGATGCCGTCATGGCCCTGGGCCTTCAGCCGCTCCCGGTACCGGTTCGCGATACCCCACTTGTCCGGGTGGCTGTTGATCCAGGCCGTCCGGGCCGGGTGCCCGCCCTCGTCATGCCCGGCCGGGATCATCCGGTTGCGGTACTGCCGGTGCAGCCGGTCGGCGGTGTTCCACATCTCCTCCATCTCAGCCCGCTCGTCCTCGTCATTGCTGCCGACCGGGATGTGCGCCGAGGGATGGTTGCCCGCCTTCCACTCGTGCTCGTAGGCCTCGTGGTCCATGTCGTGCTCGGAGCGGTAGACCTTCGGGTTACGCAGGCCGAGGCGGGCATGGATGATGCTGCGGGCCTCACCGCGCCCGCCGGCGCCCTCGCCGCGCTGGTTGGCGCTGGACTGGAAGTCACCGGCCGCGAACCCCTTGGCGATGTCGTGGTCGGCAGTGAAGTGCGTGCCCAGCAGCGCGTTCCAGTGAGTGCCCTCGGTCTCGGACTCCGGCATCTCATAGGCACCGGAGTCCATCTCCATCGGGTCGGCGAAGCCGTGCCCGCCCAGCTCCTCGGGATAAGCCTTCGTCCCGTGGTAGAACTCGTCGCCCCCGGTATGCGGGTTGCGCATGCCGGGCTCGCGTGCTGCCTGGCGCGGCTGGTGGCCCGTCTCGATGTCGGTGCCGTGCCGCTCCGGGTCGTAGACCTCCTTCTCCGGGTCCCACCAGCCGGGCGTGAAGCGGTGCCGGGTGCCCTCGAAGTTGCTCCAGATCCGGCCTGCGGGCTGGCCCTTGACGGTGACGCCCCAGTGCATGTTGCCGTACGGGCGGTCGGTGGCCATCGAGCTGGTCATGGAGACGATCGGCACCAGGCCGAAGTGGTCGGCGAACTTCTCGCCCTCGGCCATGCCGTAGCGGTCCCGGCTGTACCGCAGGTCGGACTTGTCGATCCGGCGGCCGACCAGGGCGCGGGCCTCCTCCTCGGACGGCCGCTTGTCGTAGATCTTCACCGCCGTCACCTGCCGGGTCCCCTCATGCTGGCCCCAGGACTGCTCGTGCTCGCCCCAGTCACCGTGGCAGCCCATCGGATCCGGGTCGTCCGGATCGGCGAAACCCTCGTGCTGGCGGGTCGGCACCGTCCCGACGCCTGCCCGGTGCGCGCTCAGCAGCCGCCTGTGACCGTTCATGACGCGGGGCGGATCAGACTCGTAATCGACCGGGATGGGCCGCCGCACGCCATTGCGCCGTACGTCCTCGACGAACTCGCGGTTTTCCGGGACATCCCAGTTGAAGTTGTGGTCGACCTCGGCCCAGGTGCCGAAGTCGGTCGGCTGGTAGTGCGCGAGCATGTGCGCGACGTTCTCAGTGCGCTCGGCCCGGGGGACATAAGCACCGAAGTGACCCTTGCCGGCGAAATCGGTGTCCCAGAACGAGCGGCGCCTGGGAACGCGCTCGGGGCGCTCGGTGCCCTCCGGCAGCACCCGGGCCCGGTGGCTGCACCGCTCGGAGGAGTGCGGCAGGTCCTTCAGGTCCGGGCCGGAATAACCCCACTCGGTGATGTCGCCGTCCGCGTTGCGCACGTGCCTGGCCGGGACCAGCGCCGACCAGATGTGGTAGCGGTTCGGGTGGTCAGCAGGCAGGCTGCCGCGCGGCGGGTCGTTGACCTCATAGGACTCACGGAGCGCCTTCTCCTTGCTCAGCGCTATCCAGTCACCGTGGTTGATCTCGCCGCGCTTGTTGTTGCGGGACTCGGGGTTGACCGCCGGGGCCGACCGCCAGATACGGACCCGCTTGTCCGGCTGGCCCCGGAACTTACGGATCTTGGCCATGGCATCCCAGCCGGTATTGCCCTCGCCGTAGTTGTACTGGTGCAGGTTGTCGTAGATGTCCGGGGGCATCCCCCAGTCGGTCCCGCTGGAGTCGAGCAGGTCATGCAGCGGCGGCCCGCCGGTATCCGGCTCGTGGCCTATGCCGTAGTCCTGCTCCCTGGCCTCATGCCGGAAGACGGCAGTGCGCAGCCGGCCCTGGTCGTGCTGCTGCTCATAGTGATGCACCTGCAGGGCGTCCCCGGTGCCGGTGCGCCACTCGCGCATGCCGCCCATCGGGTAGCCGTGGCCGCCGGGGGCGGGCCGGACGTGCAGCAGCGCGAAATTGCGCGGGTCCTTGGCGGCGAAGGCCTTCTCGTCGGTCATGAAGAAGTTCGGGTCCTCGCGCCCGCCGGCGTGCTCGCGGAAGGCCGAGAACTTCTTGTAGAAGTCGGCGGCGTTGCCCCGGTGCTCGTCCGGGGTCATCGGCCGCTCCCAGTCCAGGTGCACGCGCTGCGGCGGGGTGTGGCCGCTCATCCAGCCCTCGTCATCGCGGGCCGGGCGCCACCCCGGGCCGTGCTCGGCGTCCATCCGCTCCTGGGTGGATCCCATGGTGTGCTTGCGCTCGATGCCGTGGATGGCGTTGTGCAGGCCGATGGGCATCTCGTCGCCCTCGTGCCAGCCCTCCCGGTGCCAGTAGCTGGCCATGTCCTCGTGGAACGGCCGCGAGGCGCCCCTGCCCGCCCTGGCGTCCGCCCACATCTGCTGCGGGGTGTACCGGCCGTTCACCACGTCGTGGAACTCGTGCAGGGACGCCAGGATGCCGCGCCCCAGCTCATGGTCGGTGGTGACCGAGATGGTGTCGGACTCGCCGCCGCCCAGGCCGTGCCCGGACAGCTGGCCCAGCTCGTCGCGGGTCTTCAGGCCGTGTGCCCGCACTGAGGGCAGGTCGGTGGTGGCGTGGTACATCTCGCGCGGCAGCGGCTGCCAGCCGGGCTCGCCGCGAGCATCGGTCTCGTGGCCGCCGAAGTAGTAGTTCAGCCCCTTGGCCTGTTCCGCTGACAGGTGACCCAGGGACAGGCCGCGCTTGACGTGCGCGCTCCAGGCGTTGCGCTCGGCGCGGGCGCGCTCGAAGTGCGCCATCTGCTCGTCCTCGCCGGCGCCCTCGGGCGGTCCCCGGTACTCGGGCCTGGGCCCGTACTGCGGGCGACCGGCCAACACGCCCCTGCGCTGCTGGCGGATCTGCTTCTCCATGGCGCGCTTGCCGCGCTGGTACTCCGGGCTCAGCTCGGTGGCCTCGGCGTAGGGCACCTGGCGGATCACCCGGGCCGTACCGCCTTCGGGCAGGTAGTGCTCGTGATGGCGGGCGTACATCGACTTGGGGCGCACGCTGGGCTCGACCTCGTAGATGTTCGTGCCGTAGGACGAGGCCTTCCAGGGGTCGTTGGTGACCCAGGCCCGGGTCGAGTCCGAGCCACGGCCCATGTGCTGCTTGCCCACCACATCGCCAGGCTGGATGACGTCGCCCTCGGCCAGCTCCTCAGGGGTGCCGTGGTACCAGGGGCCCTCGCCATGCCAGGGATCGCGCCGGGCGCCCTCGCGCCAGTGGCGGCGCGCCGGGACGGGACGGTCGTCCTCGCGGCCGGGGCAGAACGGGTCGTCCGAGCCCTTGCGGACGAAGCCGGTACCGTCGCAGCGGGCGCAGGCGCGCGTCCCGTGCACGCCGTCACCCTCACAGCAGGCGCAGGTTTCCTGCCCGCGCGGGGGACGGGCGGCGGTGAAGTGCTCCAGGACGTCGGCCACGGCAACCTCCTCAAGGCTTCCGGGGTGGAGCGCTTCGCCAGGGGTACTACTGGTTGGACGCGGCGGGAAGGCCATCCAGGTCGGCAGCCTGGAACCGGGCCAGCGGCACCGCCGTCTTGGTCTCGGCTACGAAGCCGGCGCACGGTCCCCCGTCCGGCCCGGCGTGGCATCCGCGAGCAGCGCACGCGCTCGTGCCGTTGCGGTGCAAGGGACGCGGGTGCCTGCAGTTCTCGCAGATGACTCGGCCTGTCATGGCGTCCTCCTCTCCAGGGATAGATTGCCTGCGGACCTGACAATTCGCTATTAATCCTAGCACCAGACGATAGCCGGCTATTCCTGGCGGGATCGTAGCGTCACGAGCGCCTCAGGCGCCTCGATGATCCCCCTGGCATCATCGGTGACTGCTGGCGGGAGCCGGGGAACCTGATCCGGGTCTGGCCGGTATGCAGGCCCCGCGACAGGGCCATGCCGCCCAGGGACGCCGCGTGCGGGTTCGGGCCCGACGTCATCGGGTCGAACCGCTGCATCGGGTCGGTCTGCGCCGGGTGCATCGAGCCGGCCGGGCGCTGGCTGCCCAGGGCCTGGCCGATGAACACCGCCATCTGCTCGCCGAGCAGCTCGGCGGTGACGATCGAGATGCAGTCGGCGATGTCCTTGGTGGTGACCGGGCCCGTCTCCGGCGGCAGCACCTTCTGCTGGCCCTCCGGCTTGCGCAGGAACTTCAGCTCGTCGCTGGCCTCGGCGTGGAACGGCCCGTGCACGAAGCCCATGTTGAGCGCGGCCTTGAACGTCTCGTAGGTGGCCCAGTTCAGCGGGCCGGTGGC